GACATGGCAGCGAGCTTCTTTTCGACCAGTTCAATGGTGGTCAGCACTTTTTCAATCGTCATGGTGTATACCTCGTTCAGTTGCGGAATGCGCGTTACTTGGCGAGCCGCTCAAGACGTTGAGCAATCTCGGCCATCATCTTCGCTTCGGTGTCATCTTGCGCAGGATCCCCCCGGCCAAACAACTCACGAGCGCGGGCGGTCAACGCAAGGGCCGCCCCTTTACTGAGGCCGCCTGCATCCCGCAAGAAGCTCTCAAAATCACGAATCGACTTGATGTCACAAATCTCATCGACCAGCGCCATCGACTTGATGTCGGTCACTTGCGCCGATTTGTTCGATGGGTCCGTGACAATGCTAATCTCTTTCAGCGCCTTCATCCGATGGATGACGCGGGTGCCGTCGTCGCGCTTTTCGATTCCTGCCGGGTCTGCGATGTAGCCAATCGACAAGCCACTGACAAGACCGCCCTTCATGGCCCAGTAGGCGTTAGCGGCTGTTGGCATCTTCATGACCAACCCAGCATCGCCCTTCAGGCCGAAAGCGTCCTCATCCAATCCGTCCCACTTGCCAACCGGCAGTTCACCACGGATCCATCCGTGATTTACGTAGACGTGGACAGGTTCACCGGACTTGATTACCTCGGCAAACGCGCCAGGCATGATGATGTCGCGGTGTGAGTCCTTGACACCAAAGACAGACCCATAACCGCTGAATCGGCCTTCGGACTCGGCGAACTTGATGCCGCAGTCGTCAAGCTGTAGGTGTTTGGTTTCCATTGCTTCCACCTTGCGTTTGACCCAACTGGCCCAGCGGTGCCAGGTTTGTCTGAGCCGTCAATTCGTCCGTGCCTTCCATCGGCGGAAGGTTCTCCAACTGTCGAACCTCGCGCCGCGTCATCCATCCATTCTGAACGCCGCTCGCATACATCTCGGCCCGGTCCTTCGGATTCCCGCGCAAAAGCGCATCGAATGAAAACTCGACAGCCATCGACGAACGCTGCGCAGGCGTAAGAACGCGCTTGGCAATTGCCTGCTCAATCGAGACAAGCAACGGCCTGATCGAGAGTTTATACCAGCCGTCCATGATCTGCTCGACCCCGCTCCCCCACGTCGTGACGTTGGAGTGATGAGCCAGAACAGGGGGAACGTCGAACCATCGGCAGACTTCCTCAACCCCAAACTTGCGAGACTCAAGCAACTGCTGGTCTTCCGGGCTGATCCCGAGCTGCTGATATTTCATGTTCGCTTCAAGCACGAACAACCGGCCAACGCTTGGCCCTTCGCTCATCTCGGCAAACGCCTTTTTGATCTGCGCCCGCTGGTCCTGCTTGAGAACAGAATCCACCATGAGCACGCCCGTGGGCTTGCCCGAAGTGCCGAACAGCTTAGATGCAGACTGCTGCGCCTTGCTGGCCTCGTCAGTCGTGACCCGCATGAACTCCAGCTTGGCGAACCCAGTTGTTCCATTGCCGAGGTTCTTGAGGTGTAAGACGTTTTCTTCGGCCAAAGCCGCTACGTTGTCGCCAACTCGGTACAGGTACACCACCGAGCCATCATCCAATACGTTCACTTCGACCTGATCGGCAGGCATCGGCCACAGGCCGACAGCCTCGCCACGTGCGTCTCGGTCAATTCTGGCGTAGGCATTGCCACGAAGATCGTGATTGAGCAACATCACGCGCCAGAAGTCGTAAGGCGTCATTCGTCGGTTTGGAGAATCGTGCAGGATGGAATACAGCCGATCACCTCGCGCCAGATCCTTCTGACCATTGGCCCCGCGCTTGTAGACAAACAGCGGCAACGATGCCACCGTGTTAGCCCGGCGCTCCACGCATGACCACACCGCCGCCAACTGCAAAGCGCCGTCAGCCCGGATGTTGGCAACGTCTCCGACAAGGGGAGAATCCGGCGTGTTGGTCTGTTTCCCGGCCTGCTCCGACAATGCCGTAGCACGGTAGCCAAACCAGCCCAGCATTGACGTGATGATGCGTGCCATTAGAAGATCAGAGGTTCAAAAATGAAGTCGTCCATGTTCGCCTCGGCATCGCTTGGCATGACACCGACAGCCATCGCAAGCGCAACCATTCCGTCGATTCTACCTGAAGCCTTGCGTTTGTTGAATTTGCGGTTTCCTGCCGGGTCTGAGTCTGCCACACAATTGGCCGCGCACATGGTCAGCACAGGATGGTTTCCGTGCTTCAACTTCCGCGCCAGCAAACTCGATTCAAGCTCACGCAGCGCCGGGCTCATGGACACAAACCCCTGCCCGAACTCGACAAACTTCGCCAGCTCCTCCTCGGTAAACCCAACCTTTTCAAGCCACGGCTTAAGGAATCGCATGTTGTAGCGGTCGAATGCCAGAGCTTTGACGCGGTAGCGGTCAAACACTCCCCTCAGGTGTTCGGCCACGTACTCATATTCAATCGACCGGCCCGGAGTCGTCAGCAGATAGCCCTGATCGGCCCACACGTCATAGGGCACCCGGTCATTGCGCGACTTCTCAGGCAGGCCCTCGGCGGGAAGCCAGAATGTCGGCACCACGTCACCCGAGGAAGTGACGAGAACAAGCGCCGTGAGGTCAGACACAGAGGACAAGTCCAGCCCTCCCCACACCTCTAGCCCGTCGATGTCGTCGGGATAGTCGCCGTTCTCCATCCATATCGCCCGAGAAATGAAAGGGTTTGCCGCTTCTACACGCTGATTCAAGATGAGGTTTCTGTACGCAGCCTCACGACTCGGCAGGCGCTTCGCATCTTGCGCCTGGCGCCTCACCTCGTCCTTGTTCATGAACACGTCGAAGTGTGGATTGGCCGCACGGATGGCCGCATCGCTGAACGGGTCCATTTCAACCGGCGCAGCGTGCAGGGCCAGCTTCACACGAGGATCCGCGCCCGTCTTGGCGTCGTCAATCAACAGGCTCAACAGGTCCGCATCGGTGGGGGCCTGAGTGCTGATGACAATGGACAGGGGCGTTTCTTGAGCCGCTCCAGCAGTCTCAAGCGCTTCATACAGCTCATCCCGTGGCCCCTTGACCTGGCCCAGTTCGTCATGGATCACGACAGCCGGGGAAAGCCCGTACTTTGTCGCAGCATCAGCGGACAGAGCCTTGTAAATAGACCCCAATTCTGAGCACACAAGCTCCTTGGCCGTGTCCCGAATCACCACCACCGAGGACAGATCCGGCGACATCCGCACCATTTTTGCCGCAAGCTCGAACAGAATCGCCGCCTGGTCACGTGACCGCGCCGCGCTGTATAGCTGGGAATTGGCCCGCGCCTCTGGACCGCACAAGTGCAGCACCAGAATCATGGCCGAGAACGCCGTCTTGGCATTCTTCCGCGCCATCGACAGAATGAACGTGCGTGTAGGCGAGTCGTAGATCAGCTCAAGCCATCTCCGCTGATCCTTGGTCAGTTTGACAGCCTGCCCGACTAGCTTGCCTTCAGGGATTCGGCAATAGCTCTCGATCCATCGGGCATTGCGCTCGCTGCGTTTCATCCGGCAGCTTCCCACGGCTTGCGAGACACACCGGCAGATTCAGTCTTGGTCGATGCCTGCTTTTCAGAGTACCGAGCCGAAGGGCACAGCCGCAACTTGACCGCCATTTGAGCCATCGCCGAAGCCTGAGAGGTCAATATCGAGTGAGCCGGATTGACGTATTCCTTGCCCCGGTCGTCCATCTTGACCAGCCCGCCGCTTGTCATCTCTGCCACAGCCTGCCGGTAGAACGAGTCCGCGCAACAGTACGCAGCCAACAGCGGGATGTCTCCCGGGCGAAAGAAGTTAGCAGGTAGGCTGTCAACAATCGAACGCCAGATTTCGGCCTGTCCATCAGTGAGGTAATCAGGCGGAGCAATCCTTGCCCCACTCACCGGGACAACAGACATATCAGCGGCAGACTTCGGGCCTCGTTTCATTTTTCACTTTCTCGCGCGCGCGCGCGTGATGGGCAAAAGTCGCGGTTACTACAAAAAAGGGGTTTGTATCCATGAGCCCTGCGCTGCGTGAGCTTGAATCGAGTTTGCTGGCGCGGAAGTTGAAGCACGGCAATCACCCGGTTCTGACCATGTGCGCGGCCAA